GTTCTAACATATACTGCTTCTGTAGCGTTATAAATTGAAGCATAAACTAATGCTGGTTGTATATAATCATCTATTAATGTAGCATATGAACTACTAACTGAATTATTATCAATTTTAGTAATTAATGTATTATATAGTTTTGTTCCAATGATTGGTTGAATAACTATGTCCTGCGCTTCACGTATACCGTTTGTGATTAAAGAATTATCTACTGATTCATTTAAATCACTAAACGCTCTTACTTTTGCTTCGCTTATTAATAATGTTGTTGTCATATCTTTATGCTGTTAATGGTGAGCTACCTTCAATTTGGTCATCTAATACTGCTTCATCTTCTACATCTGCCTCTTGAGAAGTTACTACTTCTGCTTCTTCCTCCTCATCGTATTCGAATAATGGATTTTTCTGTACTACACCTAATGTTATTTCACCATAATTTACTTGTAATAAACCTTCAAACGTAGCTAATATGCTTTGTTGAAATGGTAAAACAACTGTGTTTAAGAATAATCTGTATGCGGTTTCAAGTTCATCTGCATTATTACCTAATCCAGTATTTTCTTTAATACCTAATAGTGCTGGACTTGTAATCCTATGGGCTGTAAGTATCTTTTGAGATACAACGTCGTTTAGTGTAGTATAATAATCATCAGCCCCATTCTGCGGTATTGGCGTGATGTCGGGTTTAAGCGACGGATCCGCGACGTCCATATACAACATATTTCCTGCGTTACTTGTACCCTCGTATTGTAATCTTAACATATTCTCTATAGCCATTCTTTCTTCATCATTGGCATTTGTGTATGTTGTGATTGCAAGTGATGGTGCAAGTCCATTTTTAATATTTGATATATGAAAGTTATCGACCTCCTGATCTAAGTCAATTACTTTAGAGCCTCCAACATAATCAGGTAGAGGATAGTATTGTTGACCTGGTCTGTAAGGATTATGGTACAACATCTGTTTTGGTTCTTCCGCGCGTTTCTCTAAATTGAAAGCTGGTAATGAAGGTAATTTTTTACTTTCATCTTCAATATTATAATCCCACATTGGTCTCCACTCTGAAGATATATAATATCCTGGTATTTTATTTCTATCGTTCTTTTCCATAGCACGAACGTGACTGAAATCAACGTGATAGATTTCTGCTATGCGACTTCTATCTCTAGAGTAAATAATCTCTAAAGCATATCCGCCAAATAATTTATAATCTAAAGCTACTTTTCTAAAGATATCGTTCCACGATTCTCCTTCTCTGTTAGCAACTTTTAGTATTTCTTTATCTTCTGTTATTAAACCATCACCTGTGATAGCTTGTACAATTGAATTTACACATGAAGCGTGTATAGAAGATTGATTGTATAATGAAATTAAATATTCTGGGTATTGATTATCAGTCCCAAATTTCATATACTTAGGCATATCGATTTTGTCTGTTCGATATTTGTTTGTTTCTCTGTCAAATCCGTTATTCACAGCGAATTTTTCTTTCTTAATAGCAGAGAAATTAAATTTTTTATTTTGTTCCATTAGTTTTGATAAGTATTAAACGTTGCGTTTTCATTACTTGAAATATAATCAGTTATAGTTGGATCATTTGAACCTGAAACCCAAACGCGTTCTGTGTCTATAAATCCACCATCGTATTTTGATTCAAGTATTGATTGCCAATCATTCCAAATATAATTTGCAATTGCAATTGGTAAGGGGTAGTTTTCAGCATCATCTTGCCATGCTATCTGATCAACTTGATTCCATATTGCTGGAACACTAATTGGTGGGTATGGGGATATATCTGCAAACCATTGTCCTGAAGCTGTAGGTACTAAATCTTTACTCGATTGTACTAGTATCCATCCATCACCTCCTTGAGTTTTGTTAGATATAACACTACCTGATACTTCCCATTTTGATTGGTCGTAACTTGATGTTAAGCCGAATAATACTTCTGATGCACTTATTTGTCTATTGACCCATAATGCATTGTTTTCTGTTCCACTTGAACTATAGTTAAATCTAATCACTGGAAATAAATATTGTTTTTATTATTTTTATATATAAAAAGGGGTCACGTATGTAACCCCTTCAAATATACTTAATTTAAGATCCTGTTGATATACCCGAAAGTATACTAGAAAGACTTGATCCACTTACTTCACTCGCTGGGAATGGTTCATCCCCTGTAAATGTTAAAGTGTAACCATTTAAATCTCCGAAAGCTGTCCCCGTTTGTCCAGTTCCTCCTGTTAATGTCATACCATTTTCTTGGCCCAAATAGAAAAATTGTCCTATTCCGCCGTCATCGGTTCCATTATTAGTTTGAACTATAATCTTAAGGTCTGGGTTTTGAGCCAGTACCTTAACTTGATTACGAGTTGACGATTGTAGTTTTTGAAATGGTGCGTTTACTACTTGTTCGTAATAAACTGTTCCGTTTTCAATGCTACTATTAATAGTTTCAGTAAAGTCACCTGTGTTTTTGGCTAGTTCGAATAAAAAGAACGTACCACTTCCACTGATTGCTGTAATTAAACCATTTGTTGCGCCTACCACTGAACTAACTGAACCACTTAAGATGTAAAGTTGACGTAATCCACCCATGTTGTCTCGACAACCTAATTGAAATCCGCTTGTAATATCACATGCCATAATTTATAGTTTTTAGTTAGTTAATGTTTGGTTAAGCTACGTCGTTTGATACCCAATATTTTGGATGACCAATCTGAGTTCCTAATTTGTTTCTTAATCTGTATTTCAGAGTGTCTGTATTAATGTCATACCATAACTGATAGTTCGAAGTATCTGACATTAAATCAGTTCCTACATAAGCATCAGATGCTGGGCCTAATATTACTCTTTCTGAGTTTCTTAATCCCCATCCACCTACGATTACTACGTTAGGATATCCTGGTAATGGCACTTCATAAAATCCTCCTCTTGATTTGACTGTTGTTGGGTCAAAGTGGAACAGGTTTTGCACAGTTAAACCATTTACTATTCTTTGGAATACTTTAATTCCACAGAAGAAAGTTAAATCGCTTACATCCATAATATTTGGATCAGCAACTTCTAACATTCCTGTTAATTGAGTATATGCAGTTGAACCTGTAATAGATGTCGCAGAAGTTCCTGTAGCTACAACAACGTTAGATGTTGAACCAGAAATTAGAGTTTTAAATCCATCTGCTTCTGCAACTACAGTTGAACCAGGAAATGTTGATCCTGATACTGCGTTCCAAATAAAGTTATCATTTTCCTGTTGAGCTTTAGCTACTAATTCAGTAGTTAAGTCGTTAAGTAATGAAAAAGTTTCCTCGTAAGAACCTGGAGGAAGCGCTGAAATACCTAAGTATTTCTGTGTTAGTGTTTGTAAGTTCCAGCTATCGTAAGCTGTTCTTTTAGATACAGTAATGTTTCTTTGAGTAAATACTGCTGAACCTGAAGCAGTAGTAACTGCGTCACCACCTTGAAAATAAGGTATAACGGCTACTTTGTTCAGTGGCTCTTGGTACTTAATTCCCTCTTGGATCGACACATACTCTGCAGTATTTCCTTTGTAGATCGTTTGAAGTAAAACTTTTCCTGCAACTTCGTTATTAAAATCTGCTAATGCAGTTACATTTAATCCCATAATAGTTTAAGTTTAATTTTATTTAATTGTTTTGTTTGACATACGTTTCAACATCATGTTGTAACGCTTATCACTTTTGTCATTATCCTCCGCTTTGGAGAATTTAATAGATGGTACTGTTTTTTCAGCAGCTGGTTCGCTAGAGAATGAAGACATTTTTTCTTCCATTGACTTCATTTTTTCGTCAATGACAAGCATTTCTGCTTTTAATTCTTCTACTTTAGCTTCAACTACTTCTTTCATTACCTCTACTACATCTTCTAGTGAAAAACCACCATCTTTCATTAAGTCTGCTTTCTCGTCTTTAATTCCATCTAGATATCCTTCTTCCTCAGCGTCCGTTCGAGCATCAAATGCACCTTCGTCTGCTTTATCACCTTTTTTAGCACTATCCTCTTCTTGGTCGTCTTCAACTACTGCTAAGTCAGCTGAACCTTCACCTTTCGCGTCCGGATATTTAATGCCTGTGATTTTAGAATCTTTATCTAAAATAAATTGGATACCAGATGAAGATATATGTTCTCCTTCAGGTGCTTTAACCATTTTTCCATCTTTGTCCTCTATAAATAGAGTTTGACCGATGGCAAATTTGCCTGCCTCTTCGTTAGATACTTTACTTCCGTCTTCTAGTTCCGCTTTATCGAATTTTTCAACTTCTGCTTCGACCAAATTAAAGTGTTGTTTCACTAACTCTTTTAATTCATTTTTAGTCATAGTAAAATTTTTATGTTGAATTGATTATAGCACATTGTTTTGTGCTAACGATAAATATGGATATAACAATAAGTCTAAAGAATATGTTGATTTTATGTTGTCTTGAATAATATATTACATACGTATAAATGAATATGAAAGCCTGTTGGAAAATGTTTGGCTACCGTAGTAAGGGTACGTATATTGACGGCATAATAATTAATAAAATAAAAATTATGAAATTTAAAATGCCATTACAATTTAGAAAGCCAGTTCCATTTAGTACTGAAGATCAAAATCGATTAGATGAGTTTATAACAAATTCAAATGAAATTAGTAAAACATTTCCTAGTATGTGTAAGTCGCTTAATGTAAATAAATTAATTAGAGAAAAAGATAGGTCACTTATAATTATAATTAATTGGGAATTTACATCAAATGTATTAAACTTAATTAAAGCTGGTTTTGATAAATTTGAAAATTATGAATATGTTTTTAGCCTAGCTGAAGAACGTACAAGTGATGCTTTTAAAATAGTGTCATGTACAGACGACGAAGAAAAATAATTTTATTTGGAATCGATACAAATGAAAAAGTATGTTGATAAATGTTTGGCTATCGTGTAGATAGGTCGTATATTGACGGGGTAAATAAGGGTAAAAGTTGTGCCTATAAAAAAACAACTAAACAATAAATAAATAAAAATAAAAGTTATGAAAAATCAAAAATTAAAAGAATTGTTTAATTCTAAAAAGAATGATGTTAAAACTATGAAGTATTACAATGAATGTTTAGTTAATTCATTAATACATTATCCAGAAGCACCTGAATGGGCTTCTATGAGAACAACTATTAATTATATATTAGGTGATGATAGTCCTCATTTCCCAGCTGATTATTATACATTAGAAATGGGTTTAGAAATCATATTTAATACTAATTATGAAAAATTAGTTAAAGAAGGTTTAGTTCTGGAAAACAAAAACAATAAATAAATAAATTATGGATTATCACACACTATCAGTATTAGCATCATTAGTATTAACAACATATTGTATTTACTATTTAATTAGTAGTATAATAAATAAAAATAAATAAATAAAATAAAAGTTATGAAAAATCAAATTGTAGGTCAAAATGGAACATTTAAAAACGAAGAGTTAGTTAAAGCTATGTTTTATGGTTATGTTAGAGGTAGGGCTATGGAAAGGCTAGACCTATTCCAAGAATGTGTTGATGATGATATCGATGAAAATGAAATTATAGTTCCAGAAGATATTGTTGATTCATTTGAATATTGGGGACAAATGACTATGAATTTTGCCTTAGCATATTATCATTACGGAATGAAAAAGGGAGATGAAGTAGAAAGTTCATTAGAGTGTTTTTATCAAGAGTTTGAATCTCTAAAATATATTCCATTTGAGGAATTTGAAAAAAAGTTAATTAAAAGTGGTAAGGAAGCTATGCTTGATGCTTATAATCAGTATGTAGGTTATACAAAAACAGAAGATAAACAAGCCCAAAAATGGTATACTGATTTACTTAAAGGGCAAGACAATGTTATTAACGAAGTAAACAATTTAATAAATAAATAAATAAAAACAATAAATTATGAAAAGAAAAATTAATACAAAAGGCGCATGGCCTAAAGTATGTGTCGATTGTGAAATTGAATTAAATCCAGGTGTTAATTGTTATCTACCGATGTATAAGAGGAGTTCATACAAATGTATATCATGTAAAGGTAAACAAT